CTTATCATTGGACCACCTGCAATCTTCCTGATCATTGCTATGATGGGAGCTATCCAAAATACGAAAGGTCGTATGGTTGGATACAAAGACCACAAAGAATATGGTGACAGTTCTATCTACGAGAACGCACCAACAGATCAAACTAAATTTTATCTTACACTAGGAGAAAACTCATGAACCAAAACGCAGAACGTATTAATGGTTGGGCAGCAATGATTGGTATTGTTGCAGCAATGGGTGCATACGCCACCACAGGTCAAATCATTCCAGGCATTTTTTGATGTATGATTGGACACTGCTCAATACATTGGTGTTCATAATCACTCCCTTTTTTATTATGTTGGCATTAACATCTAATGATGATGAAGATGATGGGCCACCTGATGGTGGATTAATGACACCAGTATATCAAGGAATAGGGACTTAAAAAGTCCCTTTTTTAATAAATATTTTTAGTCGCTTGCATCTAATGCCAGAGGAAGTCAAAAAGGAAGTATCCAAAGAACCTAAAAAGAAAGGTATCCTTGGTAAAATAAAAGAGGCAGCAGATGATAAAGAAGAACAACTTGCTATTCTTTCTACCTTTGTGCGCCTTGGTATCCTTGTTTGGAGTGGTGGAATTCTCACTCTTGCATACATCAAACTACCTCCTGCTCTTGGAATTCCAGAACAGAAACTTGATCCTACCTTCATTGCCTCAGTCTTCACAGGGGTCCTAGCTACCTTTGGTGTTCAGGCAGCAAAGAAAGCAGGAGAAAGTGGTGGTAGTAATGGTGGCAACACTGGGATCACTAAGGAGCAGATGGAGAGATTGATTGAGAAGGCAGCACAGACTGCACCTAGTCAGACAATTAGAATTGAGCAAGCACCTGTGACTATTTCCACAGGAGAACCACCAGTCAAATCAGCAGTAGAACCAAAGTAAAATCATATTAGGAACCCATAACAATAGGTTGATAAAAAAATAGTATCATGTATAACTAGTGTAGTTGATTTAAACTACAATGAAGTTTATGAAGGTAGCGATTCTTGCTACCATAGCAGCATTGATTTTCTTCTTACCTAAGATGGCTTATGCTGTAGATGTCACTATGGGTTCTAATGGCAACTTAATTTTTAATCCATCAGAAATTACAATTGATGCTGGTGAAACACTTCATTTTGTAAATGAGATGTTGCCGCCACACAATATTATTGTAGAAGGTCGTGCAGATCTTTCTAGAGAGTCATTAATGTTCTCACCAGGAGAATCACAAGACATTTTGTTTGCTGATGCAGGAGACTATGAATTCTTTTGTGGTCCTCATCAAGGTGCAGGTATGACAGGAACTATTCACGTAAATTAAATGACATATACAATCAAAATAGAGATCCCTTCTGAGGGAACCACTGCAACATTTGAATGTGAAGATGATCAATACATTCTTGATGCAGCAGAAGAGCAGGGAATTGATCTACCCTACTCTTGCAGGGCAGGAGCTTGTTCTTCTTGTGCTGCCAAAGTACTAGAAGGTACAATAGATCAATCAGACCAGTCTTTCCTGGATGATGACCAGATGGAATCAGGATTTGCACTTATTTGTGTTTCATATCCTACATCTGATTGCAGCATCAAAGGGGAGGCAGAAGAAGAGCTTTACTAAAATGCTTCTATTTGTCAGACATACAATGCAAAATCCTTTTGCTCTCGGTTTCATGTCATATGTGTTAGTCTGTGTTCCAGTTGTTGGGATGTGGGCAGTGCATAAGTATAAATGGCAACACTGGGAACCTTTTGTTAAAAGATAAATGAAACCACTAATTTTATTTGCCTGTTTTTTACCTATTGGTATTATTTGGATAGTTATGAAATTGACTTTGTGGATTTCAGCAGTCAATGAAGAACACAAGTATGTCAAAACAGAATCCAGAAAATCACACGGACCATATGTGGAAAACCCATATGCAGACGTTGATGAAGATGAAGAAGAATTTACAGATCGCACAGATTATAGATGATTCTCTTCACCAATACTATGTGATTGAACAAGGCAAACCAGTTCCTAATTGGAGATACATGAAGGATCAAGACTGGTGGTTAGAATATTTAAAATCATTGGGGATGAACCCTAGAAATCCATGAGTACTTTATTTGTTTTTTGTTTTATATTAACACTAACCATAGGAATGGAATTAACCTGGCCAGTTAAGAAATGAATTTATTATTGAGACCTTTAGATAATCCAACTGATCCTGTATGGTCAGTAATTATTATGACAATCCTTGTGGTAGCTATGGCAGTTTATAGCATCATATACATACTAGGAATAGATGAGAGGGAATCCCATGGGAGCACTAACGCCACCAAGCAGGAAGAGCTGCTACAACTTCCGAGTGACGGAGATCAATCGTGTCCTTGATGGCGATACTATTGATGTCACCATTGATTTGGGGTTTGATCTATACAAGAAAGAAAGAGTTAGAGTTGCGGGAGTTGATACGCCAGAGAAAAGAACGAGAAATTTAGAGGAGAAGGCTCTTGGAATCGAAGCAACCAACTGGCTCAAAGAAAAACTCGAAGGCACGTTGGCTGGTGATGATGAGTTGTCTGTTAGGACTGAACTTGTTGGTGGCACTGGGAAATATGGGCGTCTTCTTGGTTGGCTTTACATTGGGGACGCAGATGTGTCCCTCAACGAACAAATGATTGAGGAGGGTTATGCTCATGCATACGACGGAGGAACAAAAAATATGGACCTTGAAGCACTTAGAGAAATCAGAAGGCAACATGGCACGATGGTGTAGGACTGGTATTTGTGGGTCTCCACCATTCATTCCAGACTCTGAGTTTGGTGGAGAGACATGCGAACTAACTTGCAGTATAGATAGATAACATTAATGGAAACAATGACAAGTCCCATGAGCTTTGTTAAAAATACAAGGCAAACTTATAGTAAACAACTTGAAGAAGTGATTACTGAAGTTCAAGTTCAATTCAATGAAGAGAATCCTGCTTGGATTCCCTATAACACATACCTTTCAATTTTGGATTATAAAAATGCAAAAAGTAATTAACGTCTTAGCACTCCTATCATTTGCAGGCACAGCATCTATTGTAGGTGGTGGTGCATATGTATATCTCAATAAAGATTCAATCATTGAGAATGTAAAGAATCAGGTTGCTGCTGCAGCAGGAGAAGCAATTACTGGAGCAATCCCTGGTATGATTGATGGCGCTATGCCAGAACTACCTGGTGCAACTGGTGGTGCTATTGGTGCCCCTGCTGGTATAGGTGGTGGTGCTCCTGCTATCACAGGACCAGCACTTCCTTTCTGAGAAAGTGACTAATGGAAATTCCTGACATTAATATTAGATCTACACAAATCAATATAAGAGATATTTCTGTTCAGGAGATAAGGGACTGGGCAACTACAATCCCACAAGCAATACCACCAGTACCACCTGTTGTAAATCAATTGGGCATACCCATTGTGGATATGCCTGGGTGTGTGGAGTCTCATGAAACAAATAATCCTAACAATAGTGTAGTTATTGAAGATGACCCTAAGGGTTCTCTTACATATTGTGACGCAGGTGTGCCATCATTTAATCCAATTAATTATACACCTGAGGAATTAGATTATACAGACCCAGCTAATCTTAAAAATCCATCATCACCTGATAAATCAGATACAGACACAGAAACAGGCACTCTACCTCCACCACCACCACCTCCTCCTCCTCCTACTGATTGTCCTAATTCAAAACAAAAATTAGAGCAACCCATTGGCACAATATTTGACAATGGTAGAGAAATGGTGGTAAAATATAAACTTGAGAATAGTATCTGTATTAGGGTTACAGAATCTATACCAATACCTGCTCAGATTGTGAATGCAATACCACCAGCAGGTATTATTACAACCACAGCATCAATTGCACTAGTTGCTACTACATCTGCACTGATTGCTAAACCATTTGCTGACATCTTATTGAAAGTTGTTAAACCTACTATCAAGAAAGTGGTCAAAAAGATTGCCACTTTAAGAGGTAAGCAACCTAAGGTTCAAAGCAAAGGTCAACGCATGGCAGAACAAAGAGACAGAAATGAAGCAATTAAAGCTATAAGGAGAGTTCTTAAAAAATGATATATGTTGAATCATATCAAAATAATCTAACCAATGATTTTTGCAATCATGCCATTAGAAAGTTTGAAAATGATAATAATAAGATTCCAGGAAGAAGTTATAGAGGTGTTGATATAAAAATAAAAGACTCTACTGATCTTAATATAGCAGATTCATATGGTTGGGATGAGGAAGATAATATTTTTTTTGAGGCACTTAAAAATCCTCTAGACAATTACTTAAATGAGTATGTTTATCCTAAAAAAATTCAACAAACTCCTATAGTTTATGATACTGGATATCAAATACAAAGAACTACTCCACTTCAAAATGGATATGTGTGGCATCATGATTCTTGTGTAAATAATAATTCTCAAAGAATTGTTACATATATTTGGTATCTTAATACTATTGATGAAGAAGGTACTACTGACTTTACAGATGGGACTGAGATTAAACCTGAACAAGGTAAGTTAATATTGTTTCCATCATTTTGGACACATATCCATAAAGGAAACCCACCCAAAAAGAAAAACAAATATATCTGTACAGGGTGGGTTTGGTGTGACTATTAAATTACTCTTTAGGTATTTTATGAATATGTGGATGTTTGTGTCCTATAGGATTATTAACTACTACATCAGCACACACAGAATAGTATGGTGACTTAGGATGAAATTGAATTCCTTTTATCTTTAACTCACCACAGTTCTTAAGTCTTGCAATTTCAAAATCTAATCTTTTATTAGCAGTTGCCTGTTGCATCAAAGCGATGTTAGCAGCAGCTGCTTCTTTGCATTGATCCTGTAGTTTTCTATCTAATGGTTTAGACCAAGTTGCTGAGAAACCTAGTGATAGATTGTAATTATCTTTCTGTCCAGTTCTTGTAGGAACTTCATATAGAATGTCGCCAGGGAAGTCAGGTATGCCATCCCCTTTTGGGTTATTGTCATCATCAAAAGCACCTGAAATATCTACTCCATTATAAACTGGTTGCATGTAACTTGGTTCATATGGTTTCTGTGCGGATATAGAACCAGTTACGAAAGGTGTAAGATTAAGAGTGGGACCCTGACATTGGATTCCTGCTCCATATGTGTTGGTGATGTAGGGTCCTTGTAAAACCTGGATAGCCTGGTTTGTAACAGAGCCAGAGGAATTAGCAACAGGAGCAGCAGTAGCAGATACGCCACCAACAGTTTCAGCATAAGACTGAACAGGGAAGAGAGTAGATAGTATTACTGGGAGAATATACTTGTAGTTTCCGTGACGCTTGTTATATCTGTGGTTCTTTGAATGACAGTTTGATTTGCCAAACCTGGTCCTGAATAAGTTTCTGTGTAGATGAAAGACTGGCCAGGATTTACTATTGACCAACTTGGTTTCTGATTTAAATTTAATCCATTCCATGTAGAGCTCACCCCTTCTATTAATGTTGTTTCAGATGTGGCAGCAGGAGACAAAGATGTTCCATTTACCTGCACATTATTACCTGTTACTGTATATTCGTAACCTGTGTTGTAGTCAATTGAATTGATAACTTCAGTAACTTTACTAGTTGTCTCAGTCCTACTGGTCATTGACCCCTGAGTAAAGTTAGGGACAACAGGGACTGCCATGGCAGACAACCCCTGTAAACTAAGTAACAATCCAAGACTCAAACATTGTTGAATCTTGTTCATATCTTACCTTGAGATAGTTAACTCACTGACAAATTGTCCTGTAGCATTTGTACCAGCACCACCTGCAGTCAGTGTCATACCTCCTCCAGTGTTGATAGTACCTGCAAGAGACCCTGCAAGACCACCAGTAAAAGTAGTAGAACTGCCATGAAGTTTAGGAGCAGCAAACTGTCCACCACTCAGAGCAGTCTGAGAAGAAGCAGTAGCATCACCTTCAATAAAGGTCTCACTGAAACTGTAAGCACTACCTGCTGTTGTTAAACCATAGGCAGTAGGAGTATATCCAACAGCCTCACCGGCAGTCAGAGATCCTAGTGCTCCTCTTGCAGTAGGAGTAATGTTATTACCAGATACTGAATACGTGCTTCCAATTCTGCTAGTGGTTACTGCAGGACTGTCAACTGTTAATTGAATACTGGAGGATAATTTATGAATAATATCGGCATTTGCTGGTGCCGCCATCAAAGAAATTCCGAGAAGCAAAGTAAGCTTTCTCATTTGGAATTGAAGTACACTGCGTTATTTAGTTTATCAAGTTTTTAAAATTTATATTAAGAGTATGTAAATTTGGTAAATAATAAAAAACTGTATACACTGGCTACTATATGGACTCATTAGATACCAAGGTTTGCACTGTCTGTGGTGCCACTTGGATTGGTGGACAACATTATTGGACTGGCACTGGTAACAAAGGCGATGAAGAAACTTTAAGTAATCTTGTATGTGGGATGAAAGACAACCCTCAGTGCATTAATCCAAAGCATAAAACTGCTCATATATACGGTGATAAGGACACTTGGGAAAAGCGTTCTAAATTTATAAACTCTTGGAGTACTGATGAGTCTTTATAGTAGAGCAAAAAAACATTTTGATATGAATAGAATTAAAGAGTTGACACAGGATAAGGAATTAAAAATAGAAAAAGAATTTAATTATAAAGTTCCAGTAACTACTTTATCTAATTGGAGAAACGAATTAGATACGTAATATCCTTATCATCCTGGACAAACCTATTCTATAAAGAATTGAACCACCTGTCAAGCTGGCACAAGAGTGTTGACAGATCCAAGTGGATGGGTTATTATAAATAAATCAGCAGGTTAAGGAACCAACACATTCCTTAATCATTTGTAACACCTCTCAAACCAAGACCTATAGGGTGTCTAAAAACGTCTTTCATACCTGTGTCTAAGGGTGATACAGGAATAGTAAAACCATCATTTCCCTGATGATCTTACTTTTTTAGTTCAAAACAATGGCTAACGCTACACTACAACAACAACAAACAACTTCGTCGTGGAATGAATTCTGTGACTGGGTTACAAGCACTAACAACCGTCTGTATGTTGGTTGGTTTGGAGTCCTCATGATTCCAACTCTGCTTGCTGCTACAATTTGCTTCATCGTTGCATTCGTTGCTGCTCCCCCTGTGGACATTGACGGTATTAGAGAACCAGTTGCTGGTTCACTCATGTATGGAAATAACATCATCTCTGGTGCTGTCGTTCCTTCTTCAAATGCAATTGGTCTACACTTCTACCCCATCTGGGAAGCTGCATCTTTGGATGAATGGCTTTACAATGGTGGTCCTTTCCAACTAGTAGTCTTCCACTTCCTGATTGGCATCTATGCCTACATGGGACGTGAGTGGGAACTTTCTTACAGATTGGGTATGCGCCCCTGGATCTGTGTTGCTTACTCTGCACCTGTTGCAGCAGCATCAGCAGTCTTCCTGGTCTACCCCTTTGGTCAAGGTTCTTTCTCTGATGCAATGCCCCTGGGTATTTCTGGTACATTTAACTACATGTTGGTCTTCCAAGCTGAGCACAACATCCTGATGCACCCCTTCCACATGTTGGGAGTCGCTGGTGTCTTTGGTGGTTCACTGTTCTCTGCAATGCATGGTTCACTGGTTACATCTTCACTGGTTCGTGAAACCACTGAAACTGAGTCACAGAACTATGGTTACAAGTTTGGTCAAGAAGAAGAGACCTACAACATTGTTGCTGCACATGGATACTTTGGTCGCTTGATCTTCCAATATGCTTCATTCAACAACTCCCGTTCATTGCACTTCTTCCTGGCAGCATGGCCAGTAGTTGGCATCTGGTTCACTGCACTGGGCGTAAGCACCATGGCATTCAACCTGAATGGTTTCAACTTCAACCAGTCCATCCTTGATGGTCAGGGTCGTGTGTTGAACACCTGGGCAGATGTTCTTAACAGAGCAGGTCTTGGAATGGAAGTAATGCATGAAAGAAATGCACACAACTTCCCACTTGACTTGGCTGCTGCTGAGTCCACTCCTGTTGCACTGACTGCACCTGCAGTTGGTTGATAGGACACACAACTGAATAAAAAGAAAGGGACCTAAGGGTCCCTTTTTTAATGTATGAAAATCAGAACAGATGGGAAATAATAATTAAAAAGAGTTGATACATACTGAGATGTGACTATCATATGAGATGTGAGCATGGTGGAAATGGAAACTAAAATGCGTTATGAGTTTGCCATGAGTTCATTTGCTAGAATGTATGGTGTGCCTAGAGTAAAATCTGACCCAAATTTTTCTAGGTTTTGTAAAAAATGGTCTATGTCTGAAGAACAAATTCCATTAGAAAAATCTTTGGTGAGAATTGATTTTTACTTCAAAGATATGTGGGACATCTGGGGAGGATATGTATGACCCTTCAGAATTATTTTTTAATTTAAGAGCATTATGAAAGTAGGATTAATTGGTTTGGGAAGAATGGGCGAGGGCATGTCTCGTCGTATGATGGAACAAGAAATTGAAGTATGGGGTTATAGACGTAACTATGAAAAAGCACAAGAGGCATATGAAAATGGTTATGTTGATGGAGTAACTACTGACATTAAAACTCTTGTCTATACTGTTCATCAGAATAAAACAACAGGTGAGACACCTGGCATCTTCATGATGGTAGTACCAGCAGAAACAGTGGAGGATACAATTAATGAACTTCTACAATATTGTAGGGAAGGAGATATTATTATTGATCATGGCAATTCTAATTTTAAGGATACCAGGAGAAGGGCACAACACCTTGAGAAATTGGGCATCCAATATATTGACTGTGGTACTAGTGGTGGAGTTTATGGTCTTGAGCGTGGATATTGTCTTATGGTTGGTGGTTCAACTACAGCAGTATCCGTCTGTTCTCCAATCTTCAGAGCCTTGGCACCTGGGATTGCCTCTGCCCCTCGCACAGACCCTTACAGTAGTTCCACAAGTGCAGAGTATGGTTGGCTCCACTGTGGCAAACCTGGTGCAGGTCACTTTGTAAAGATGGTTCATAATGGCATTGAGTATGGTATGATGCAGGCATATGCAGAAGGGTTTAATATCCTAAAAGAAGCAAATGCAGGATCTAAATACGCCAAAGAAGGAGATGCAGAGGTTGCCCCTATGGACAACCCAGCAGATTACTGTTATGATATCGATGTTTCTGAAGTTGCTGAGTTATGGCGTAGGGGTTCTGTCGTTGGTAGTTGGTTACTTGATCTTACTGCAAACGTTCTCAGGAATGATTGTGAACTATGCAAATTCGATGGGGGAGTTAGCGATAGTGGTGAAGGTAGGTGGACTGTCCACACTGCTGTTGACCTCGGTGTTCCTGCCCCTGTCATTAGTAGTGCTTTGTATGAAAGGTTTAACTCAAGAAGACTAGGCAACTTTGCAAACAGATTATTGAATGGAATGAGATCTATGTTTGGAGGACACGATGTTAGGTAACATTTTACTCTATGCTTGTATTCCCTTTGTCCTAGTCACTCTTTACTTTGGAACAAAAGGTGGGTATTATGATACAGATTTATATGATGGTGATGGAACAGCACACAAGGTATTAAAATGAGATGTTTGAGTATTGATCTGGACTATATCATGTATCCAGACATTAATTTTTATAATAGTCTTTTATACAATTCTAATCCCATCACTAGATGGAAGAAGATGGAGCATAATGGGTACACAAGACAGGTAAGTAAGTATGATATAGATCAGTCTAATCTGATGTTTATCTACAATACTTTCCTTAAGTCCATCATGAGATGTCAGTCATGTTCATTTGGATATGAGCATGACTCCATTTTGTTTGAACTTGAAAAACATACTGATATTGAATTGTTTCATATTGATCACCATAATGATTACTTGAATGGTAAGTATAAGGACAAGAATGAATCAAGCAACTATGATAAAGAGTATTACTTTATGGAGACAGAGGGAGACCTTGATGAGGGTAATTGGGGAGCATGGTTAGAACAACAGGGCAAACTTAAATCTATGCATTGGGTTGGTCCACCTGAAATTTCTAAAGGAAGGTGGTCAAATCTTTTGTCATATGCCTCTACCAGAAGTAACTTTAGTGCATGTGTTAAGGAAGAAGTGGGGGAGATTGATTATAATTTTGATCACATTTATATGTGCTTGTCTCCACAGTATGTTCCACAACAACATTGGCATTACTTCTCAATGTTTATTTCAGCATATGAGGAGTTGGCTGGTAAGAAAGCAGTTATACACATTGACAAATATGGAAATAGTAGTAGACTGAAGGCACCTCATGAACAAATAGTAAAACAAATTTCAACAAAATGAAAATTTTTCTAGACACAGCAGATACTAATATTATTAGTGAGTATTTTGAGACTGGACTAGTAGATGGTGTCACAACCAATCCATCCTTGATTATGAAGTCAGGGCGTGATCCTGAAGAAGTTTATCAAGAGATCAAAGATATTGGTGTTACTGACATTAGTATGGAAGTAATGGGTGATGCTCAACAGATGTATGATGAAGGTATGCGTCTGGTGAATAAATTTGGTAGTGTGTCTACTATCAAACTCCCTATGACCAGAGAGGGTCTGAAGGTCTGTAAGGAGTTGACAAAGGAGAAGGTCAGGACTAATGTGACACTCATCTTCTGTGCTTCTCAGGCAGTCTTGGCTGCCAAAGCAGGGGCAACCTATGTCAGTCCATTTGTGGGTAGACTGGATGATCAGTCAGTGGCTGGTCTGGAAGTGGTTAGGTCCATCAGTGAACTGTATCGCATGTATGGTATCAAGACACAGATATTGTCTGCTTCTATTAGAAGTGTTCAACGTGCTGTAAGGTCATGGTATAATGGTGCTCAAATTGTCACTATGCCACCCAAGGTTCTTGACCAAATGTATGATCACATTTTGACTGATAAGGGTCTGGAAATTTTTGAAAAAGATGCAGCAAACATTGTACATAGCACATGACACAAAACATTGATCCATCAGATCAGAGGTACTTCACTCAGTCATCTGATGGAATATATGATAGACATCACTATAAGATTGTAAGTGATAATGGAGAGTCTATGGTTGTTGATGATTGGGAGACAGTTAGATCTATCTGGTGGAACAGTAAGTTCCTCTCCCATGTAGATGTCCTAGACATCAAAAAGAAAGGAGGCAAGGGGTTTTGAGTATAAATACTCTACCCCTTTTTTAATTTCCTGTTATAATAAATATTAAGAACTATTAAGGAGGGTCAATTGTTTTGACAACTACTTCACTTTCACCACCACGTTCACAAGGAGGATGGTTCGATGTCCTGGATGATTGGCTTAAGAGGGATCGTTTCGTTTTTATTGGCTGGTCTGGATTACTTCTTCTTCCCACTGCTTATCTTGCTATTGGGGGTTGGCTTACTGGCACGACTTTCGCTACAAGCTGGTATACCCACGGACTCGCTAGTTCCTATCTTGAGGGTGCAAACTTTCTTACAGCGGCAGTTAGTACTCCAGCTGACGCTATGGGTCATTCTCTTCTTCTTCTCTGGGGTCCTGAGGCTCAGGGAGATTTCGTCCGATGGATCCAACTTGGGGGACTCTGGAATTTTGTGGCACTCCATGGAGCCTTTGCCCTCATTGGTTTCATGCTTCGTCAATTCGAGTTGGCTAGGTTAATTGGAATCCGTCCGTATAATGCTATTGCTTTTAGTGGTCCTATCGCTGTATTTGTCAGCGTATTCCTCATCTACCCACTGGGTCAATCCAGTTGGTTCTTTGCTCCCTCCTTTGGGGTAGCAGCAATCTTTAGATTCCTACTCTTTCTTCAGGGTTTCCACAACTGGACGCTCAACCCATTCCATATGATGGGAGTGGCAGGTATCCTAGGTGGAGCATTGCTTTCTGCTATTCATGGTGTTACAGTAGAGAATACTTTGTATGAGGATGGAGATCAAGCTAACACCTTTAAGGCATTTGATTCAACACAAGAGGAGGAAACTTACTCTATGGTCACTGCAAACCGCTTCTGGTCGCAGATCTTCGGTATTGCGTTTTCTAACAAGCGTTGGCTTCATTTCTTCATGTTGTTTGTGCCTGTTATGGGTCTTTGGACATCCAGTATTGGCATTATTGGTCTTGCTCTCAATCTTCGTGCTTACGATTTCGTGAGTCAAGAGATTAGAGCAGCAGAAGATCCAGAGTTTGAAACTTTCTACACCAAGAACATCCTATTGAATGAAGGTCTTCGTGCATGGTTGGCACCAGTTGATCAACCTCATGAATCTTTTGTATTCCCAGAGGAAGTATTGCCAAGAGGCAACGCACTTTGATTCTATGAAGCGATTAATTAAACCTAATCGCTTCACTATATAAAAATAATCTAAACTATTATGTTGTCAAGATCCACTATTACTACTGCTCTGATTGCAGAAGCACAGGGCAAGATTGCTAAATCAAAAGTCAATGTAGAAATCTACTTGCAAAATCCTGTTGGTATTGGTGAGCATCCTGATGTGCTTGCTGCTATTCAAGAACAATTAGATATAATTGCTCATGAAGAAGAGCGTATTCAAGTCCTGACTAAACATTTCCATGCTGAAATGTAGAGGATGCTGTGGTGCTGGATGTCCAGACTGTCCATTCAGACCACCTCCCAAACTGCCCACCTCTGCTTGACAGGGGTGGTTTTTTTATGTAAAGTATGTTATGATAAATATTATTAAGTTGTGTAACATAAATGATAAGATCTTTTGGATTCTTGTTACTTCGTTTATCAATAGGCATCATGCTTATCCATCATGGATACGAGAAACTAGAGAACATTGAAAACTTTGCAGATGCATTTGTAAGACCATTGCATCTTCCATTCCCAATCTTCTCCTCATATATTGCAGCATTCTCTGAGATTGTGGGAAGTTGGTTGGTTATATTTGGACTTGGTACTAGACTGGGTGCCTTGGCAATCCTAGGAACTGTTTCTTTTGGAATCTACCATGCCATAATTACAGCAGGATTTAACATCTATTTGTTAGAACTCTTAGTTCTTTACTGGGGAGGTGCAGCATGTGTAGTCCTCAATGGTGCTGGTAATTTCTCAATAGACCATCTTATAAAACGGAGACTTACAAATGATTAAAGCACTATTCAGTATTATGTTTGCTGCAGTGATGTGGGTTCAAGTCCCACAGTGGCAGGATGATTGGTCTAAGTGCGCTGTTGATGTGCCTGACGTTCAATGTCATTGGTATATCACAGCACCTGATAGCACCATGGGTGAAGGATTTAGTTGGGCGAATGCTCCCTGGTTCAGTGCTGAAGGTCTTCTAGACATTGGAGAACTTCACAACACAGTTCAATCTTTACAGGAAGCATGATGAATAGTTTTGAAGTCGCACTATACTTTATATGCTTTGCTCTCATTGCTGGTGGTGCCTTCGCTATGATGTGGGCTAACATTCAATCTATTAACATAGAGATGAGGACTCCCAAACCAAAGCATCCTGAAGCACCACAAGCAGGTGAAGAGTTGATGTATGTTGATCTTTCTAGAGAAAAACTAGAAGACCTTTACAAGCAAACTGAAGAATGATAAAATTGAGGAGGTTACTCCTCTTTTTTTATGCAACCAAAAATAGTAGATAACTTTCTATCAGATGATGAATTAAATTATATAAATGGTTGTCTAACTGAAGCAAGATGGAACATACAAACAAGTAAACAAGGTTCATTACAATTTCTTTATTGTGATGTAGGACATATTGATTACTTTTCAAATCAATTGTATAAGAAACTTGAAGAAGAGATAGGGATTGACCTGGAACTTGAAAGAGTATATTTTAATGGCCAACATAGTGGCAGAGAAGGGGAGTTGCACTCTGATAGATGTGATATTACAGCACTCATTTACATAAGTGAATACAATACTAACTGGGGTGGTTTCACACAGATTGTATACTCTCCTACTGATCAATATATTATTCCACCACTGCAAAAAAGATTGTTATTATTTGATGGAAGAATCCAACATAAAGGATATTCATATTCCTATCAGGATACACCTATGAGAGTAAGTCTTGCATACAAACTACATTTAAGGAATAATTGATCACGTATAAATTAAAGGAGGAAACTAAATGAAAAACACAATGAACAATTTCACAGTATACACAAAGATTGGTTGTCCTTATTGTACTAAAGTGATAAGTGCTCTTAAGTTATCAGAGCAGAGGTTTGTAGAATATAAACTAGGTAGAGACTATGAGAAACCAGAATTTTATGAGCAGTTTGGTCAAGGTTCTACCTTCCCACAAGTGTCAGTAGATGGTAAAGTTGTTGGTGGATGTTCTGAAACTGTTAAATATCTCAAAGAGAATAATTTGGTCTGATGGATTTAGATCTCTACGATGCAGTTGAACATACTATAGACTATGCCTTTCAGGGCAAATTTAGGATGAATATGTATGAGTATCTGAAGAGCAATAAATCTACTAGAACTGTTGTAGAAGAGTTCCTGATGAGCTGTACTGCAGCAGAGATAAAGAGTATCATATTAGACCTTGAAGGATACTTAGAGGGTGGTGATGACAACTTACACAAGCAGTTGAGAGAGGGTTATGGTCACCTTGGAAAACCTGAGGCTCGTAAAATAAAAAATTATCTTGAGAGTATCATCAATGATGCATGTAGGTACATGAATGAAAAAAGATCAGGAAGAAGAAGAAAGCTCACTAAATAAAGAAGATTTAGATACTCCTAGGATGAATAGGGGATTTGAATTGCTTCTAAGAAATAAAAAAAGGAGGGAACCACCTAAGACTTTTCAGTTAAAGTTTGGGAAATCACTCTCCATTTTTGGAAAGAGAGTGGAATTTTTTCTAGACACCCACATAGATGTAAGGAAAAAGGAGAACTAAAATGTTAGCAGTTACACTCACGTTCACTACACTGATTTCTGTTATGTTTCTAATTGTTGGAGGTGTTGTTGGATACCTTCTAAAAGGATATGCTATTGACAGAACTTCTCAGTATATTCCTATGCACCCAGAGATGTTTGATGAGAATGGTCAAATCATTCCTGATGACGTATTGGCAGTGAGGTTTGAAAATACTATGGAAGACCTTACTGAAGATGGAGATTGACTTCTCCTGATAAATATCCTATATTGAATTAAATTGATTACTACAATGCCTACATCAACTAAAAATACAAAACTTCCACCTAATCCTTTTGTGCATGAAATCTTTGAGGAAATCTCAAAGCAAAGAAGTGCTACTAAGAAGGTGGAAGTATTGAAAGAACATAGGTGTGATGCTGTTGTGTCACTCCTAATTTGGAACTTTGATGACACTGTTATCTCACTGCTCCCTGAGGGCACAGTTCCTTATGAAAGAAATGATGTTCCTGTGGGAACAGATCATACTTCATTGCGTAAAGAATGGAGAAACCTTTATCACTTTGTGAGAGGTGGCAATGACAGTCTCTCTAAGACACGTAGAGAGAGTATGTTCATTCAAATGCTTGAAGGTTTGCATCCTCATGAGGCAGACATTGTGTGTCTTGTGAAAGACAAGTCACTTAATTCTAAGTATAAAATCACTAAGGCAAATGTTGAAGCAGCATATCCTGATATCAATTGGGGAGGTAGATCTTGAGAATTTTGAATGAGGCATGTGATCCTGAAGTAGCCACAGATAAATCACTGCCTAATAATGCTTTCCTTGTCTCTTACAGTGTGGGAGAGGAGAAAAAGTATGACCTTGTTATATCCAGTAAGAAGGTAGAAATTTTTGATCATTATTATGACAAGTATAAGAAAGATCTAATTGATATCCAACAGTCAGATGGTACTGCCAATCCTAAACTGTGGAAATCGCAGGAAGAAATTCAGAAATCATCTAAAAAGAAATGAATATTGATAAAGATAAAGGATTTGATGTTGAGTTTGAAGTACCAAAAGATCAAGTCCAAGAACTTCTAAAGAAGTATAAGAAGGTGAAGAAGTATCAGAGGTCAAGTCTTTTTGTTGTAAAGACTATGGATGGTACAGAAAATATAGTCTCTAAAATGATTGAGGAGGCACAGGAGGAAGGGTTTTGATTCCTAGTGATCACTATGAACCAGGAGGAAGACCCAGAGACCCTGAGTATATTCTGATGCTCCTCTCAGAACTGGAAGGTTCTTACCAGCAATTAAAATATATGGGATTCAAAGAGGATGCTGAGATCATTAATCAAATGAAGAAGCCATATTACAAACTTTACTTCAAGACAAAAAAAGAAAGAGCTTGACATAAATAGTTACAATGGTCTATACTAGACCTGTCGTTCATCTCCTAATTTGGAACAAATTTGGACTTGATTAGGAGACGCAAGTAAGTCGCGGAACGGAGTCGTTCATCCCATGCTAGAACTATTATTCTATACAACACTCACTTGTACTCAAACTGATGCTATCATGCTGAAGATTGAGACAAACCCAAACATTAGTAATTTTCTAAAGGTTGAGTTAGTTGAGACCCTTAAGGACTCATCACCAGAATGTGAGTGGTACTGGGACGCACACGACTGAAGGAACGGGGATTAAAACCCTCTACTACTTTAGGAGTACCTACAATGAACACCCTTAACATCATCAAAAAGCAAATTGAAAAGGCATCTGCCCTGCATGACGCACAAATTAATCACACCTCATATCGTGGTGTTGAGTATATGACACGTTGTGTAGAGTCTAAAGAGACTCATGGCGCCTTTTGCTACCGTGGTCGTGCTTATTCAAAGTGATTGACAATCACAATTGAATAGTTTAGAATGGGAGGACTCTATATCCTCCCTTTTTTTTATGGAGAAAGATAATCTTAAAGCAATCCTAAGGCAATTGAAAGTCATTGTCAGTGCCTTAGAGACAGAAGTATATTCTAATGTTGAATCATATACTGAAACAACAGAGTATCTTCCACCACTCCCTGACTATGATGAGGTATTTGAAGATGATGAATGATGATTGGAGATACTCTGAAGACAGAATGAAACTTCGTCAACAGTGTCTTAGTATCTTGTTAAATAAGTATGGAAGAACCAAGATAGAAGAAGAATCATATAGTACTCAAGACATTTACGAATGTGTAGACACTTGGGTTTCACAAGGTAACCAGTTAAGTAATGGAATAGTTTCCTATTTCAATACATATTTCAATAATGAAAACAAAAAAAGCAATCAAGTACATTCTCAAACATCCTGAACTTTTTAGTGAAGGTGAAAGAGTCTATGTAGAAAGAGTTAAACAAGAACGTAAACAACTAAAGATTAAACACAAAGATGAATCAAGCCAAACTAATCTCAGTCACTCCTGATGCTGAGAAACATATTGCATACTGTGCACGTGTTTCTAATCCAAACAACCAAGAGAGTGAGAAGTTTGCAGGACTTCTGAAGTATTGTATTAAACATCAACATTGGTCTATCTTTGAGCAGGCATTCATGTCTCTTGAAGTTGAGACCACAAGAGGTCTGGCAGCTCAAGTGCTTCGTCATAGGTCATTTACTTTTCAAGAATTCTCACAGAGATATGCAAGCACTGGTCTATTGAGTAGTGAGATTGAACTTCCTGAACTCAGACGTCAGGATGATAAGAATCGTCAGAATAGTATTGATGATCTTGATCCTGAGACTGTTGATAAAATTAATCGTCAGATGGTTACCTTATTCAGTTCTGCATACTCTTTGTACAATCAGATGCTATCTGCAGGAGTTGCAAAGGAGTGTGCTCGTTTTGTACTCCCATTGGCAGTACCTACAAAAATGTACATGACAGGCTCAATTCGTTCTTGGATTCATTACATTGAACTGAGAACATCTAATGGAACACAGAAGGAACATATAGACCTTGCTAACTCATGTAAGGAGATTTTCAAAGAGCAGTTCCCTGTAATTGCAGAAGCTCTTGAATGGTAACTAAATATTTCTATACAATGGAGGAAACCGTGGCAACTTATCCAGTAAAAAACAAGGAGACTGGTGAAGAGAAAGAAATCCAGATGAGTATTCATGACTGGGACAAGTGGCGTGAAGATAATCCATCCTGGGAAAGATTTTACACACCAGAAAATGCCCCTTGTCTTGGAATTGAATCAGTTGGAGATCCTTTAAGTAAAATTTACACCAAACATCCAGGTTGGAAAGACGTTATAGGTAAAGCTAAACAACAACCAGGTAGTACACTGAAACATTACGATTAATATTATGCCAGCAAAGAAGAAATCAGGAATTGGAAGCACCAATCCAGTGCCCTTTGGTATGAGTAACAAAGTCATGAAGAGAAAGAAGCCAATCAATCTTGATTACATTAAGAAGATTGAACCTCTTACTCAGAATCAGACTACTTTTTTTGAGATGTACAAGCAGCAACAAAATCTTGTTGCTTATGGGTGTGCAGGTACAGGTAAGACCTTTATCACCCTCTACAATGCTCTCCTAGATGTCTTGGATCCAAAGACACCTTATGAGAAGATCTACATTGTCAGGTCTCTTGTGCCCACTAGAGAGATTGGTTTCCTTCCAGGTGATCATGAAGATAAATCATCCCTATACCAGATACCATACAAAAATATGGTGAAGTATATGTTTGAGATGCCTGATGACCCTTCTTTTGATATGCTCTATGCAAATCTCAAAGCACAGGGTACTATCTCTTTCTGGTCCACATCTTTTATCAGGGGTACAACTCTTGATAATGTGATTGTAATTGTTGATGAATTCCAGAACCTAAATTTTCATGAACTTGATTCAATGATTACTAGGGTAGGTGAGAATTCTAAGATTCATTTCTGTGGTGACGCAACTCAGTCTGACTTGACCAAACAGAATGAGAGGAATGGTATTGCAGACTTCATGAGAATCTTGCAAAATATGCCATCCTTTGATACAATTGAGTTCTGTGCTGAGGACATTTGTAGAAGTGGACTTGTTAAAGAGTACATTGTGGCTAAACTTGAACTGGGTATGTAATGTTTAAACATCAGGATGTTCCTTTCGTTCCTATTGAACGAGAGACTATTGAAGGAGTTCGTTACTACAAAGTATTTGGAACTGAAGAACTTGTTAAGATGCCATCTATCACATCAGTGATTGGTTGGAGGAATAGAAACAAGTTTAAGGCATGGAGAAAGAAAGTTGGTGAACAAGAAGCCAACAACATTACTCGTAAGGCTACCCATCGTGGTACTGATGCACACACATTGATTGAAGAGTATCTGAACAACTCAGATACTTTCACTGATGTTCTTCCTTTATCTCAATACCTATTCAAACAAGCCAAACCTGACTTGAATAGGATTGATAATATCCTATGTCAAGAGACAGCATTGTACAGTACTGAACTAGGTATTGCTGGTTCTGTTGACTGTATTGCTGAGTTTGATGGTGAGTTGTCTGTCATTGATTTCAAGACTTCTAAAGCACCTAAACCAAGAGAGTGGATTGAAGACTACTTTGTTCAGTGTGCAGCATATGCTTGTATGTTGTATGAGATGAAGGGTCTTATAGTCAAAAAATTTGTAATCATTATGACCTGTGAAAATGGGGAGGTAGAAATCTATGAAGAATATGACAAGAAAAAGTACATCAACTTACTCTCAAAATATATTAGAGAATTTGTTGAATTCAAATTACAGGAATATGAAAAAGCCTGAAGATCTAAGTGTAGATAAGATCATAGAAAATAAGTTCTACTGCACACGTAGATTCTCTGAGGAGATTGAAAAGATCGCCAAAGAGAATAGAGGTATGAAGTATATGGATTCTATTGTCTTGTTCTGTGAAAGGAACAACATTGATGTTGAATCAATTCCCAAGTTGATATCAAAACCATTGAAAGATAAGTTGAGAGCAGAGGCAACAGAATTGAACCTGTTGAAGAAGACATCTCATGCTAAACTTCCCATATGATTCCTAAAGTGAAACCCTTTGATGTGTACAAGAACTATCTTGGATTGAAAAATCACTTTACCAAAGACACATATGATTACCATCGTTATGGTGGAAAGTCTAGGGCATCCCTAGACTCTTTTTATAAGAGGCGTGATAGGTTTTTCTTTGAGAAACTTAGCAGGCAAAAGAATGACACAGAAGTTGTTGAATTTTTTGTGTCAAATTTTGTCACCTGTGATGACCCACAGTCCCTATGGATTGGTGAGATTGTTAGGAATGGTGAGCAAAATTATACTGACTGGAAGAAGAGACTACAGTCTCTGTCATACACTTTCAAGTCAGAGATTGGAGATGTCTTTACAGATAAAGACTTTGATGCTATGTTTAAAATTGAGGGAACTAAACACCCTCAAATTATCAAAGAGCATCTGGGAAAGAACATTTCTCTAGAAACTTTTGTTATTTTGAACAAGATCATTGGGTTTAAAGAAAACTTTGATAAGAAGTTGACTGACCCTGTGTGGAAGTTCTTATCTATGAGAATCAATAAGTATGATTCCTTTATACATATTGATGTATTTAAATTTCGCAAAATACTGAAGGAGATTATTATCCATGGCACTTGAAAACAGCACTGTACTTGAAAATCTGATTAGTCAGAGAAGTGAACTTGAAAAGTCACTAGAAGGAAGCAGAGAAATGTACCTGAAAGTTTGTGGTGCGATTGAAGTTCTTCAACAAATTGAAGAGACAAACAATCCTACACCTGCAGACACAGAATCTGCTGAAGTCACACCTACTGAGGTTGTAGAAGAGGGATGAGTTTTTTCAAATCAGAAATAGTTCAAGCTGAGATGAAGGAGATCGCTGAACTTCAAGAACAAATCTATATGAAAGTATTTGAATTTGCTACTATGTCCAATCAGGACAAGATAGATCATGTTGAAATGCTTGAAGAACTTCTCAAGAAGCAGCAAGTTCTTTACACTAGACTGAGCTTGTCTGATGATCCTGAAGCAAAGACAATGAAGGATAGTATCCTTGAGTCTGCAAAGCAACTTGGATTCCCTTCTGATGTTGATCTAGCATATGTGTTCAATAACATGACACACATTGTGGACAACATGAAAAAGTCCTTGGGTGAGGGTTGACACCCCACCCCATCCATCCTATATTAGAGGCTGCCTGATCCTCCACCAAGCAAAGGGCACAAACCAAATACATCTAATACGAGGTAATACAAATGGGTTTTTCAGACCTAAAAAAACAGTCTTCTCTTGGTTCTCTAACAGCAAAGCTTGTTAAGGAAGTAGAAAAATCAAACAAAGGAGGAGGTGGTGCAGATGACCGCCTTTGGAAACCAGAGATGGACAAAAGTGGTAATGGATATGCAGTTATTCGTTTCCTTCCAGCACCTGATGGAGAAGATCTCCCTTGGGTAAAACTGTTCTCCCACGCCTTCCAGGGACCTGGTGGTTGGTACATTGAGAATTCTTTGACCACTGTTGGTGGCAAAGATCCTATTGGTGAACTCAATCGTGAGTTGTGGAACAGTGGTAGTGAAGCAAACAAAGAGATTGTGCGTAAGCAAAAACGCAAACTGTCCTTCTATGCAAACATCTATGTTGTACAGGACAAAGCCAACCCACAGAATGAAGGCAAAGTCTTCCTGTATAAGTTTGGTAAGAAGATCTTTGATAAGGTCATGGAAGCAATGCAACCTGAGTTTGAGGATGAGACCGCAATCAATCCTTTTGACTTCTGGCAGGGTGCAAACTTCAAACTGAAGTTGAAGAAAGTTGCAGGTTACTGGAACTATGACGCATCTGAATTCGCATCAACTAGCCCACTGCTGGATGATGATGATGCAATGGAATCCATCTGGAAGCAAGAGCATTCACTAACTGCTTTTGTTGCTGATGATCAGTTCAAGTCTTATGATGAACTGAAGAAGCGTCTTGATTATGTTTTGGGTAATAAAGCACAAGCACGTCAAGAAGCACAGGAGACAGAGTATGATAATTATGCTGCCACTGAACGTAAGTCAGTTAGTGAAGAGGAAGTCATGCAAAAACTTGAAGACTCTTACAAGGCAGCAAAGGAACCATCTGTCACAAAAACATCCTCTGTTGATGACGATGATGATCCTATGTCGTACTTTGCAAAACTCGCTGATAGCTGAGTGAAATTCAATAATTGATTACAAGATCCTGGGAAAAAATTCCTGGGATTTTTTTTGCCCTATTACTTTTTTATGGATACAATCTAATGTTCTCGCCTTCTACCAAATCAGGTGAGACATACTGGGAAGAACCTTTCTTGTATGGCATTGATGTTTCCATCTCATCAATGATGATGCCAACATAGTAATCTTTAAGTAAAAATATATTCCTTTTTCTTTCCTCTTTCTGAGTCTCATATTGTAAGTTTGTTATTGTATTCAACCTTTTTATAGTCTGTTGCTGTTGAATGCCATCATCAAAGAAAGTGACAGAGAAATCACTAGACACCTCTAATCCGCCAGGTGTAATTAGATCACCCTGACTATCAAGAATTCTTACTGTCTCATAATGATGTACCTGTTCAAATTCTGACTCAGTTCCATACTTATCAATCATATAGTTATAGAAACTTTCCTGTGCAAGAGGCCACTCAGTTTCTATGTTAAGGATATTATTAGTTAAAAGTATACACCAGTCTAAGTTTGAATCACCATAATATTTTTCTGCTACATTATCAGGTCTTTCATCACCTACAATTTTGTACTGAACAAAGTTTGCAATATCTCCAAGCAAGTCAGGATTTATAATACCCCTCTTGAAAAGATTTTTTACCTTAGTATATTGATCAATAATCCTAGCACCAGGAGTTCTACTAATATAATTAAAGTCAGGAATATAACTGAAATAATTTTGTGACATTTTTAGAATCCCATGTCTGTATCAGGACCATTATAATCATCAGCATATACTGGTACAATTTCAGTGAATGATAATTGAATATCATATGCAGTGAGCGAACCTGTGTCATTGAACACCATATATGATCCATCTGGTGTGTAGTTCACAGAAAAATTAGTAAGAGCACAGGGTTTAAATTTATTTAGGTAGGGGTGTTGACCACCATCCTTATAAATGTATTCTAGTTTAAAAATTCTAGGAGATTTTAGAAAAAATGCAGCAGTTACTGTTTGGACGGCACTATTTCTTTTGAATGCTCTAATAATTTTTCTTATAACTTCTGACTCTTCTTTATTCCTTGGAGTAAGTTTGAATGTAAAATTAAATGTTCTAAGACCAGGACCACTAAACAGCAATTCAAGATTAGGATTAATGATTGCACCTGTTGATCTCCCCATTAACCTGGCACCAACTGCTTGACCAGCAAAGAATGCAATAAGAGCATTCTTTGCTGTATCTGATCTAAGTAAATTTGTTACATCATTTGCTCCTCCTGCTAAAGCTTTTTCTATAGCCTCTTTACTACCATCACCCATAAACTTAATAGCTCCTTCTGATACCTTAGCTAATCCTCTTTGAATATCATTGATAGTATCATTGGTCCAACTTACAGCATTTGATTCTGTTATGGTTGGTTGCATGGGCAATTGGACAGTTTCATATTCTTTACCTTTAAGTGCTGATACTGCTCTGTTTTTTGATGGATTTAAACCAGAAGGTGTATATTCATAGGCAGTGATTTGAATGTAATCAAACTGCATTCCAGGTGGAGGTGCAATGGAAGGATATTTAAGTAGTTCATTTTTGCCATCTACCTTATTTGAGTCTAAAAATGCTTCTTCATTTGTATCACTAGTAGTGGTGGTACTAGTACTTCCATCACCATCTGCTCCACCAGCACCACCAGAACCATCTGCTCCACCAGCACCACCAGCACCACCAGCACCACCAGAACCATCTGGGTCAGTGCCTACATTAATCTTATCACTTTCATCTGTGGC